CTGTTTGAATTACGTGGATTGCATCCACAACATCCGCATAACTGGAAATATCGTATTCAATGCCGGAAATCGCTTGTGCATCTGCAAGCAATCTTTGCATTTCTTCTTTTGTACCGCCGTAACCTAATTTAAGGTTATCCAGCATAGTATAGTTTTGTTTTGCAAAACCTTGATAGGCATTCTGGATTGATTCAATCGCAGTTCCCATTTTATTAGCGTTATCGGACATATCGACAATCGCCATATCTGCCTTCTTTGCCGCTTCAACGGTATCACCGCCCAATGATTGTAAAAGGCTTGCACTAAAACTTGTGACAGTAGCCATATATTCATTGGCTGACATACCAGCGGTTTTATAGGCGTTTGCAGCGTTCTTAATAACTGTATCGGATGAATCCTTAAATAAGGTTTCTACACCGCCTACCAACTGTTCATATTCTGCATAGGCTGCGATAGAGTCTTTACCGATTTTTACAATCGCTGCACTTGCTGCGGTTAATGCAGCGGTCAAGCCAACGGCAATACCCTTTCCGACACTTGCCATTTTGCTTGAAAATGAGCCGAAGGAACTTTCGGCATCTTCCATACCCTTTTTAAAGTCACTTGTATTAAGTGATAGTATGGCTTCATATTCGGCTACCTTTTGAGCCATAATAAAACACCTTCCTTTTCGGAGGTGCTATGTTTTATAGATTAAGTTTCAATAAGCAAATCCATTAAATTAGCACCTGTTTTTTTCGGTGCTGAAGGCTTTTTAATAGTCTCTTTATTATCCTTATTTCCACTATTCAAATCCTTTTGTAATTTACTTGCCCTATCTTCAAAATACGCTAATTTATAATCTGTATCGCTCATCAACTCATTAAAAGTAATCGTTCTTACTAAATCTCTAAAAACCAAAATCGGCATATTCATTATTTCGGAATATGTGTTATTGGTCTTTGTCATAACAACGGCTATATCATTCATCAAATAAACACTATCTTTTTTTCTTACCTGTTTTTCTAACCGTTCAATTTTCCTTTGTTTGTCGTATCGCTTTTTAGCCTCTTTATTTTTGCTATTTGGCTTTTCTTGCTCTGGTTTAATATCTGGTAACTGTAAAAAATCTTTTTCAAACAAATCATTTATAGATTGAAAAACGGATTCAATCAATTTAACTTGACCGTCTGGGGAAACATTTTCAACCACCCATTCAACCGGATAATTAACCAATTCCGCAAAAATACAATTTACTGTGTTTACTTGCTCAATATCGCTTATTTCTTTTTCTCCCGCTGCACCAAATAAAGAGAAAATTTTATAAAATAATTCAGTCGAAAAATTGAGAGCAACCGAAAACGTGCGGTTGCTCCCATTCTTCATATCAATTTTAAAATCTTTGTTGCAAGAGAGAAAAACAATAGAATCAATGTTTTTCATTATCCCTTACCCGTTCTGGTCATTATCCAATTTAATATTGGTTGTTTTGATTCTATCATTGATAAAAGCAAAAACCGCCACCAATACATCATAATCATTAAAACCAGCGTTAATATTAGCCATAGTGTATGTTTCACCGCTTGTATTCATATTGATAAGCATTAAACACCAATCTTTCATAAGGTCAAACAATTCACCATAAATAGCGGGGTCAGGGTTTTTAGATTTCAATACCTTTTGATATTCTAAATACTTATTAGCAACACGGGACATAGCCGCCAAAAATTCAGAGGTAAAATTACCGGAAATTTCATATCTATTACCATTCATATCAACAATCAAAATAGGCTTTTTTCTATTCTTTGTAAAATCCAGTACATCGCTATATTGTCTATCACTATTCACATAATCGTTAGCGGGTCTATTATCATATCTCTTGTTATAACCATTACCATTATATCTATATCCATTATTATTTCTGTTACCGTTATAATTACGGTTATACCCGCCGTTATATCTCTTACCATTATTATAAGACATTTCTTTAAAGCCTCCTCACCGACTTATATATATTTCAAAGTATTAAAATTAGTTTGCAAACCAATTTTATAAAAATAAATGGGGGATGATTGCAAAAACCATCCCGCCATTATTATATATTCAATTTTAAATTACTCTGCGGCATCCTCTGCGCCCAGATTTGTAACAATGTAATAAGAACCCTGCTTACCATTGCCCAAAGTAGTATTAGAGCAAGAGAAAGTCATATTCAATGCAATAGGATTTTCGGCATCAAATACCATTTCCAAATCGGGATTCCAAGTTGCATTAGGCATATACAATTCAAACTTGATACCGTTGTTTTCGCCACGGAAACACAACGCAAGATTTGCGGGTGCATCATCTTCACAGCCGTAAATAGTATATGTACCGTCCTCATTATCGACAACCTCTGAACCAGAGGTATAAAGGGTCATATTTTCCTTCGTTAAAGCAATAGTGCTTGTTTCAAATTCGGTCTCATAGCCGGAAACGAAAGTAGCAATCTGACCATCGCTGGCAGAGGTAATAGGGGTACTTTCGCCAGTTCTGCGGAAGGTTGCGCCGTCCTCTGCAATATAGCCGATTTCTGCCATCTGTGTGTATGTGGTTTCACCAACCTTAAAATCCTTTACGGGCATAGCATACAAATGACCACAACCAACGCCTACCGGACCTTTACCGAGTTTCAAAAACTTCATCATAGGTTTTATTCTTCCTTTCTATAATTTTTTATTTATAAAAGTGAATTGCACTTGAAATACAAAGTATCTTTGTAAACTTCCAAAGCATCCATATATGAAAAACCATCCTCATCAGAAAGAGAGAATTTAACAAATTCATCAATTTCAATGGGACGGTATCTAAAATCTAAACAATCTTTAATTTTGTTTTTCAATTCTTCGCCGGTTGTAATGTCCTTTGAATAAACATCAATTTCAAAGCGGTATTTCTTAACAATCCCGCCTTCGTCAAGTCTCCACCTATAACATAAAAATGTATCGGCTTCGATTTCTTCCGGCTTATCTAAAAGAAAGATAGCATCATACTTTTTTCGATGGTCTTTCTTATTAGTGCATTTCGGGACAATTCCCGAATCAACCAAATATTGACGGACACAATCAAAATCCATTGTTCGCTATCCCTCCTTTAACCTTTGCTAATCTCATTAGCAATAATTTTCATATAATTATCATAGTTATCATTTAATGCGGTTGATACGTTACCGTGGTATTTATCCTCATACTTTGCATAGGGAACATTAGTACCAACTTTACCGATAATGTCATCACCGGTCTTTACAACGTCGTGAGTCCAACTACGGCGCAAATGTCCGGTATCAACGTGGGTTAAAGCCTTTGTATCTGCTTCAAAAGCAATAACCGCCTTTTTCATACCTCTTTCGGCAGCGGCTAAAATTCTATCCGTTGCATCTTTCCAACCATTAGTAGCCATAATTACAACACCGCCTTCAGGTACAAAATATAATAATCTGACCAATCCACAAGTTTAATAATTTCGTATTCATTGCCCTTGTAGGTGACGGTTAAACCCTCTTTAATGTCTGTATCAACATAGCAATAAACGGAATATTGAGCATCAATATAATAACCATATTCGCCGTAGGTCTTTTCACGGCTGGAAGGCTGCACATTGCATTCAATGCGCTTTTGTGTTGGTTCGCCCTCTTTATAAACGCCCTTGACCATTTCACCGGCAGTATCAATATTTAGCGTAATTTCATTATCAATAATCAAAACCATAGCAACACCCCATTAAAACACCCTTACAGGTGGATAAGGTAACATTGCTTTTACGGCATCGGTTAAACCATTTGCATCAAAGGTCTGTTTACTTGATTCAAAAGTATTTGACACTGAACCTTGTGATTGCTGCACAATGATTTTTTCACCTGATAATTTCTTTAAATCACGCATTGCATTATTGTAATAACTGGTTGCTAACTCACAAGCGGCGGTAAAATATTCTGATACATCCGCTGTTTTATCCAATCTCAAATAGTTTCGGATTGCCGTATATGCGTTATCAATCTTAACTACAAGGATTGATTCATTAGCAGTAATACCCAAATCATTAAATACAGATTGCAAGTATTCAATTTCATTTGCATATTTTGTTTTTAATGTTTCAATCATTTGTTGCAATCCTTTCTATTCATATTTTAAAAATGGGGAATGGCTGTTACACCATCCCCCGAT